GACTCTAAAGACGAACCTATGGCTTTAACTCTTGTTCCTACATTTAGAATATTACCATAAAATTGTCCACTTGCACTTATGTTTCCACTTGCGGTTATGTGTCCTCTAGTTGATGAACTTACAACTAATGAGCCGTGAATATCTAATGTATTTGATGGAGTAGTTGTTCCGATACCAATGCTTCCACCTGAGAAATACGATACCCCGTTTCCATTAATTCTAATTTTTGGTGAGTTATTCTGATAAACATCTATAATACCATCATCACCTGATGCATATTGTCTAACAAGTGTATCACCAAAATGAGCTCCGTCTTGTAATATAATTTCATCATATGCATAAATTTTACCACTGGCACTTATACCACCACTTGCACTTATATTACCAACTACAGTTAATGGTGATGGTGCACTTGTTCCACCAATTGCAACATTACCACCTTGAAAGTAAGATACTCCGTTTCCATTAATTCTATTTTTGACTGTATTGTTTTGGTAAATATCAAGTACACCATCATCACCTGACGCGTACTGTCTTATAAGTAAATCACCAGATGGACTTCCATCTTTTAATATAATTTCATCTTCTGAAAAGATTTTACCACTTGCACTTATAATACCTGTTACATCTAGATTATCATTAAATGTTATTTCTTGACTTGCAGCTCCTGCAGATTCAAATTTAGATGCATATATTGTTCCACTTGCACTTATGTTTCCACTTGCAGTTATGTGACCATTTGCATATATATTTCCTGCAGATGAGGCTGTTAATTCTAAATTACCACCAGCTTTTATATTTCCACTTGCGGTTATATTTGTTACATCATTAATAGATCTAACAAGAGAAGAGAGTCCAAAACTAATTCCACCCGCGGAATGTTTTATTATTGGAATATTTTCAACATATAACCTTTTACCATAAACATATCCACTTGCACTTATGTTTCCACTTGAGGTTATGTGACCAGTTGTACTTATATTACCTTGTACTGTTAATTTAGCATTAGAAGATGAAACACTTGTTCCAATTGATAGTCCATTAGAACCGGAAATAAATGAATGTGCATTTCCGTGAAATCTACTCATCACTGAACCAGCACGATAAATATCGAATACACCACCAACATTAGCACCACCCATAGAAACATCATAAATTTTAGCACTGATTTGACCAGCATTGAAATTTGGTTGTGATTTTAATAAAAACGAATCACCTGAAACTATTCTACCACTAGCTGATATAGTAGCATTAGATGATTGAGAAACAAGTAGTCCACCACCATAAAGATGGGATAATCCGTTTCCATGTATTCTTGATTTTACTGCATTGTTTTGATAAACATCAATAACTCCATCATCACCTGATGAATAAGCTTTCATAATTACATCACCACTGTTGAATCCCTCCCTAATTTTAAATGAGTCTTTTGTAACTATTTCTCCACTTGCAGATATTTGTCCTTGAGTCTGAATATTTCCACTAGCACTTACTTTACCTCTAACATCTAGTAGTGTTTGTCCACTTCCACTCATTAGTAGTGAACCAGTTACTTGTAAATCACCACCAATACGAGATACTCCGTTTCCGTGTATTCTTGATTTTACAATATTATTTTGGTAAATATCGAGTACACCATCATCACCTGATGCATATTGTCTTATAAGTATATCACCTGCCGTATTTGTATCCTCTAGTATAAATTCATCCTGTGAATAAATTTTACCACTTGCTGTTATATTAGAATATGATCCACCACTAACATGTAATCCACCACCAGAAAAGAAAGAAGTTCCGTTTCCGTGAATTCTTGTCTTTAAAGTATTATTTTGGTAAATATCGAGTACACCATCATCTGCCGAAGCGTATAATCTTGCAATGGTGTCACCACCCCCATTTGGTCCTTCTATTAATTTAAATTCGTCTTCTGAGAGTATCATCCCACTAGATGTTATACTTGAAGCAGATGATCCAGAAACTTTTAGTCCTCCACCTCCTATAATAGATGTTCCGTTTCCATGTATTCTTGCTTTTACGACTCTATTTTGATAAACATCAATAATACCATCATCATTTGTCCCTGCTTGATATATTTTAACAAGAGTATCATAAGGACTTTGAGTGTGTTCTAAAATAAATTCATCATTGGATTTGATTTTACCACTTGCAGTTATATTAGTTGAAGTTGCAATATCCCCACTAGCACTTATAGATGAAGCACTTATAATACTATTACCATCCATATTTAAAGCTTGTGTAGCAGTGTGATTTCCTAGATTATCACCACCAAGTGCGGCTGCAGCTATTGAAGATGAGACATTGGCTATGTTCGGTAAACTAAGAACTCCTTTTATATCAGCATTGTCTGCAACTTCAAGTCTAGAAAGTGAACCGGTTGAGATTCCAGATCCACTTACTAAGTTAACATCTATTATTTTACCTGAAACGGATGATCCGGAAGATACAGCTAAATCAATCTGTGCTCCTGTGTATTTACTTGTGTAATTAGCCATTTATTCTCTCTAGTATTCTAAACATTAATATAATCTCCTATTATCTAACTTTATATCCATATAATCTAATTACATACTGACCAGCAGTAAACACAGAATCATCAGCATTTCCAAGACCATCAGTTAAATATAAGTAATGATCAGCTGTTCCACTTGTAACCGAAGATAACCCATCGTAGGAAGTTAGGGTATTTCCAGCAACCCAAGTTCCACTATTGATACCAAAAGTAGTACCACCAGCATCATTATATCCCAATGTCCCACTTGAGTTCCAAACAAAATTCACATCAACAGTACCTCCACCTGCAGGTAATTCAATACAAGATATTTCAGTTTTAAATAAAACACCATTTGTAGCATCTGTTTGTTGGTATAAATAAGCATCTGGAGCACCAGATTTGATACCAATAACTTTATTTTGAGTGCCATCACCCTGTAAACCAGTAAGGTCAATATGTATTTCTGTCGTGATTAAACCTGTTGTAGCATCAGTATGTCTATATGCTGTGTTTCCTGGTCCAGTTCCTATAGCACCGGCACCCCATGTTTGTCCTATATCTTGATAAGGAGTTTGTATTATATTAACAGCTGTTTTTTGTTTAGTAGTTAAACCCGTACCATATCCTGATGTTAAAATTTGTTTGTTACCATCATTAATTTTTGGCATTTAATATCTCCTATTTCCAAGTGTTTCGTTTAAGCCATATATCTCTTAATATATTACCAACGACATCTCTTATTAATTTTGTTATTACTTTTAAATCTTTTTCATCAAGGGCTTCATTTACAGGTTCATATCCTGTGCTCTTTTTTAATTTTTTAAATTTTTTCTTTTTATCTTTTTTACTGGAAAAAGCAAATGGTGTCATATATCCAGGCACCGCAGCAGTGGTTGTAATTTCATCTAAATCTTCTTCATCTAAAATTTCTTCAGTTAAAGATTTGATTATTTCATTAAAGTGTTTTTTTGTTTTTATTTCCACTTTTCTTTAACTCCTTGAGAAGTTCCATATATCTCATTGTTTGTGTGACATAAGAATCCTTAACAACTTTTGATTTGTCATTTAAACCACATAATTTATCGATTGATTTGATAGCCTCATTCATTTTAATCTTAACAACCTTATCTTTGAGATTTTTAGAATGAGTTTTTAAATCTTTTTTTAATTCACTTACAATACCTTTTAAAGTTTCTTTTAGTGAATTTGTATTGGATACATTGTTAATATACTCTCTAAGTAGATTTTTTTGAGCTGCACTTAATTTTGTATACTTTTGATTAAATTTTTCTAAAAGAGTTTTATAAGTTAAAATTCTTAAATCTTCATCATCTGGTAGTGTTGGTATTGACTCAGATAATCTAATACTTTTATCACTAGTCGTCACATGTTCAACTATATTGAAAAAAGATTCTGTTTTTTGATCTGGAGATAAAGAATCTGAATATTCGAATAATTTATATATGGAAGCATATGTTTTGTAATTTGGAACTTTTGAAGATAAAAATTTCTGAAGATTATAATTAGATTGAATTTCTTTTATAAGATTATATCTTTCTCTTCGTAAAATAGAATTGTTTAAATTATTTCTACCACCAATAACTTCATTTATAAAATAATTAGCTTGTTTATCTGATTTAAATTTCTTATTAATAAGAATATTATATAAAGCTAATTCCTTTCCCAATTCCGTATTTTCGTGAAATCGTTGTTTAACTATCTGAACAGCCTTACCATCGTCTTTATTTAACACATCCGAAGTTATTTGTCTGAGTAGAAATTCAAACAATAATCCCGTATTTCGGATTTTGTTATGCTTCACCTTGTGCATATGTTTATCTCCGTTTTTTGGATACTATATATGTAATTATTCATATATAAATATAATTTTTTTTCTTTTTTACATTGATTATTCATCTTCATCTAAAATTATTTCTTCATTTAAGATACTTTGATTGTCTAAATCTTTTCCAAACTTTTGTTTAAGGGAATTTAACAATCCTTCTCTTGCAACAATTGTCCCACCCTTACCTTGATACAATGGAGAACCACCTTTGAACTCTCGTTTTCCATATCGTTCTCTTTCGTACTTTGTTGCATCTTTCAAGTCTTTTGCTGAGTATTCATTCCCAAATTCTTTCTTACCAGTTCCACTTCGTCTATCACCACCCCAATCACCTTTTCTAGCCATAGTTAAATCATCTTCTTCACCATCTTGCTCTTCATCACCACCTTCGGCTGGATCTGTTCCCTCAGTTTCAATTTGTTCAAATCTGAAAGCTTGTTTTCTATCTTCAACAATTCCTTCAAATATTTTTTTCTTGTCACCATCATTTAAATCAAATATATTATCATACACCCATTCACGAGACATAATTTTATTTTCTATCAAATCGTTGGCTATATCTTTTTGTTGAGTTAATAATTCTAATTTTTCTTGTTGATGTATCATTGATGGATTTGTTAATTCTAAATCAAAATTTATCAATTCTGCATCTTCAAATCCTTGTGTATATAGGTGAACAATAGCAATTTTTTCAAGTTCCGCACATATAATTTTTTGTAATCTTTCTATTGTTCTAGCAAATCTAACATCTTCAGCAGCTAATGTAGCTTTTGAACCTACATTCTCATCATATCCTAAAAATGCCTTTGGTATTTTAAGAGCAGCCATCATTTTGTTTCTCAAATATTCAATATCATCAATAGCCCCATCGTTAGTTAAACCTGCTAGTTCATCAATAGATGTTCCACTGTCCCCACCACGAACAGGTAGGAAATAATCTTCTGTAATGGATTCCATATTGTATTTCAAATTATATTCACCCGTATTTTGGTCAATTACTGGTGTTTTTTTCATTTTATTAATAATCTGTTGCATGAAGTTATCCACTTCATTTGGTGGAATGTTACCAATGTCTACTTTGAACACTCTTTTTTGTGGAGCTCTCATCATTCTATGAATTAACATAGCATCTTCCATAAGAGTTAATTGTTTAAACACTCTTCTTGCACCCTCTAACATAGATTTACCATAAGGTAAGTAATTTGTATCTGCTAAATTTCTGAAGTGAGCTATTTCATAGTTTTCAAAAAGTTCACCAGGTTTAGAATTCATCGAAGTTTCAGTATGTTTATCTAATTGAAATTGAACAAGTTTTGGATTTGAAGGATCATGGTCTTCAAGTCTTGACACTTCGTATACTGAAAGAGGTTTTACGTTTACGATACCATATTTATCTAGTATGTCTAAATGTAAGTAAAAATCACCATATTTAGTCATATTTCTAATATAACTCCAGAGATTAAACTCAATATTCATTATGTCATAAAATAAGTTATGTAAAATTTTATGAATTTTTGGATTATCAGTTTTAATATTTAATATTCTATTCTCAACATTATCAACAGTAGATTCATCACAATAAACATCTAAAGCTGATGATATAATTGGATCTGAGTCCATTAACTCATAATCTCTAAATAATTCTTTTCTTGCTATGTCGTATGCAGTCGCATTTTGTTTAGCTGCATATGATGTTTGTCCGTATCCTGAACTGTGAATTTTATTATACCTATCAATAAAATTAGATGTTAAAGCTGTTTGTGTAAAATCAACATCTTTAACTTTTACTTGACCATCATCAGTTTTTCTTAAAACTATACTATTTTGAAATAGTTTACCAAGTCTCGTTAATATATTTTCGTCTGCCATTTTTTACCTCTTATTTAATTAACCAAGTTAAATCTTCTTTTTCATCACCAAAGTCCATTTCATATGGATTTTTTGATGGTCGCCCAACAGAACCTTTACCAAAACCGGCCGTCAAATTTGATTTATTTCCGTTTTTATCTAACATTGTATTCATCATAGCCCATTGTTGATCATTTCGTTCAGTCTGTAGTCTTAGAGCAGTATCTCTAACCCACAAAGCTATTGAATAAGACATAACCAAGTCATCGTTATAACCTTGCATTGCTTCTGCTTTTGAATTTGTAATTCCAGTCTTATAAATAAATACAAATAATTCATCTATAAGTCTATTGGAGTGTAATTTTACTAATTTTTCTCTTGTATACTCTTCCATTTTTGCTATAATTAATGGTCGAGTTTTTAAAGTTGTTGAAAATCCAGGAACCATACTTTTATCTTGCTGTCTATATTTATTATTCACTTGATGTTCTACATCAACAACTTGCATATCTTTTGATTGATAAAATAAATTTTTATAATTCCTATCTATAATGGTTTGTATTGTAGCCCAACCAATGTTATTGTTCTCAACCACCAATAACGCATCATTATATTTTGTTGCAACTTCAATTAAGAAATTTCCATAATCTGTGGTAGATAATCTTCCTTTATATTCTGCAACTTGTTCCATATCCTCAACTTCAAATACTTGACAAGCTGAGAAATCACTACCATCACCACGAGCCACATCAGCAACTACAATATATTGTTTTGTATAATCGGGCTGTCTCCATACCCACAAACCTCTATCTATTCCAGCTTCCTCAACAGGTGATTCTATCATTTCATCTTTATACCATTGTAAAATTTGTGGATCAACAACACTTTGTCCAGATGATAAAAAGTCTGTATCACATTCTTGAGCAGCTTGTGATGGTCCTAAAATCTTATCTTGTTCTTTTCTCCATTTTTCATCTCTATCAGGATGATCTGTCCAATGTAACCTAATAGTATTAAATTCATTATCTCCACTTTCTGCACCAACCCATTGTTTGTGAAACCAATTACCCACACCATTAGGTGTTGAAAGAACAATTGAATCACCACCAGTTGCAAGTGTTTGTTGTGCAGCTGTCCATATGGTATCAACTTTATCAATAAATGCAGCCTCATCAATTATTAGAAGTGATAGAGCTTCTGAACGACCAGCTGATTCGTTAGATGCGATTGCTTTAATTTGAGAACCATTTGCAAATCTTATAGATAGTTTATTTATTTCTTCTGTATTAGTTTTTAACCATTGAGGTAATCCATCGTACATAACCCTAACCTTTGTAACAAGATTTTTAGCAGTATCCTTTCCAGTTGCAATTACAAGAATATTCTTATCATTGTGAAATAACATTAACCATAAAGCATATCCAGCTGATAAAGTTGATATACCTAATTGACGAGCTTTAAGGATTATATTGTAACGATTATCTTTAAAATCTGTTAAACATTTTTCTTGAAATGGATATAAGTCAAATTTGACTTTTCCATGTTTTGGGTGTTGAATCGTGCAGTATTTTCTCATAAAATGAACAGGATTTTCCGCACATTTAAGATATTCTCTTTGAATAGCTTTTTTTAAATCTTGTGACATTAGTTTATTTGTCCGGCTAGGTTAACTGAGCCTGCTGTAATCC